CAATGTAGCCGCTGTCAACTTTTAAATCACCGGTAACTCTGGCATCTCCACTTATATGAAGCTTAGATGCAGGTGTTGCAGTACCTATGCCCACATTGCCTACATTTTGTAATATGGCTGATACAGACACTCCTAATGTATTGGACCCTGTGCTGTATGGTACAATGTTATTACCAGTTGGTATACCTTGTGTTAGAGAAGATATTGTTACGTCTGCCATATCACTTACTTATGCTTCAGGCTGCGCCTATTTGTTGTGCTCTATGCATATCTGGTGCTCTCATGAGCCCACTGGTTATGAGTCACATGAAGTGTTGTTACAGTTGCTTGAGCCAGCAGCTTTCCTGAGCTTCCACATGCCCCATGGTTTGCTGCACAGCCTGATCCACACCACCAAAGCCACTTGCATAATCATGTCCGCCTATGAGACCACCTGGTTTTACTTTAGGCAGCCAAGCCAATATGTCCATTTTTACGTTTTCATAATCATGGGCTGCATCAATGAAGACTGAATCCAGAGATTGATCAGCAAAAAGACTGGCACCTTGCATGCTGGTCATTCGCAAGGCTTTGAGCTTATGACTCACCGGTTTTACATTAGCTAAAAACTCTTCATACAATGTGCCATTCTCTATGCACGCCATGCCTTCATATCCATGTTCCTGGCTACCCAACCAAGTATCCACAGCATAGATTTCAATGTCAGAAGATTTGTTGTATGCCTCCACTAGCAGAAAAGCTGTGGACCTGCCCTTCCAGCTGCCCACTTCCACAATCTTGCCATCAGGTGCACACTGTGCCACCATCTTGCGGTAGACGCCAGCATAGTTGAACCATTCCTCACCAAAGGCTGCACTTGCATAGATATGATCCAGATGTGTGTTCATTTGATATATTTTATTTATGCTTCGAGCTGTATCATATTACTACACTTGTAAGTATTTTGAAATACTCCAGCTTCTTCATTGCATCATTGTACTTGTATCTTGTGTTCATGAAGCAATGATAATGCATGATCAAATCGCTGTGCACATATGTACCCAGATTATGAAAATGTGGTGTTATTATAAATTCACCCTCTTTGATATGTTCTGTATACAATATTGTTTTGGTGTAAAGACTTTCACCAATGTATTCTGCCAACTTCAATATGTTATTATCCAGAAAATCATCATCATTCTTATTTGTCAACACGTTGCTGTACATGTTTATTGAGGTGTCATAACTGCTCAAGAATTGCTGTATATTAATATGTGGAGATGTTGGAGTGCAGATGAACTCATCAGCATCAATCAATGCAATGTTTCTACATTTCTTCATGAGCGCATTCACACCAATGTGCAGACTCATGCGCTGTATATTGTGACATTCTCTAGCATCATGGTGTGAGTAGGGAAAGTCTACAACTAGCACTCTGCCTGAATATTTCTCGCACACCTGCCGTATTGATAATTTGTTATTACAATTCTCTGTAGGTTCATTCATATTGTTTGTTTTATTTGCATCATTATCGAAGATAACTATACCTGAAAATCCTAATTTGAGATTGTATTGTATCCATTCATCCAGACGATGCGAATAATCTTTGCACATGGTACTGATTATTGCTGAATGTTCATTTAACAACAAACTACAATTTTCAAACGGAAAATAAAGTTGCAATGAAGAAAAACGTATTCTTTGCCCGTTATTAAGATGCAAATCTATTGTTTCAAGACATGAAATTTGATTGTCTATTTTTATGAAAAAATCGCCAGCTCTTTGATTGGATACGACAAGTTCAAAATTCACATCTGGTGCAATGCAAACACTTGCTACTGTGGTTGTTGATTGGCCATATAGAACAGTTTTACTGTGCTCCCTGTCATATATGCAAGCTTTGCCAAACAATGTAACAACATCTGTCATACATCTAACCTTTCACTAAACACACAAGGCACATCATATATCTCTGTGCACAGGTGTGTGAAACTGGATCCTGCTCCATAGCTGCTAAAACACGTGGTATGCTTGGAGCCCATCATCATGTAGAAATCACACAATGTATCCTGCACAGCCTTATGCATGTCATCTGCATGTGGTTTTAATGTGCCCAGGTGCACAGGAACACTGTCCATGCAATGCACAAAACTATAACTCTTTTTCAGCTCTTTCTTTATTTCATAATTGTCACAAGCCACAAACAAGGACATTTGTGCATCATGTGCTTGTACATGGCGCTTGATTTGTGGCATGAAGACTTTGGCCACGTCTGTGACACTGTGCATGTGCAAATCGCCAGCTCTTATGTGCAGGGTCACATACTCTGCAGTTAATTTTTCTTTCTGTTTGTTTAAATATTCTAGAAATTCCTGCTTTGGTTGAAACATCTCTCTTATGATCTGCTTCTGTTTTTTTGTTAGCACAAAAGGCCATATACAAAAATTCACAGTGACTCTCGCTACCTGGTCACAAGCATTAAGCAGCTGCAACACTGTGCTGTCACATATAACTTGATTCAAAAGATCGGTTGGCTTGCCTTGTTCATATGTGTGTTTGCTGTGCAAAAAATTTGCAATGGGATGTGATGCATAATCAACACACACATTGATGTCTGTGTTGTCCAGTAATCTCAACAATGTGACTGTGCCTTTCATGAAATCTGCTAACCCTGAAGTGTAGGGAGAAGGATGATAAGTGTTGATCACATATTTTTTGCTATTGTTGGACACGACAATATTTATGCATTTGAAAAGATTAAATAATTACATGTCCAAAGAGAAGAGCAACAAGAAAGTGAACAAGCTCACTCTCAAAGAATGTGAAGTGATCATACAGAACACTGGTGGCCAAGTGCACTGTCTGTATGTGCAACAAGTGTTGCAGCGACAACAAGAATTGATGGTGAAGAAAACATTTGCAAAGTAACACATTTCCTGTATCATAGGCACATGGCCACAAGCAAGATCATTGGATATTATGGCAACAGTGCAAACAAGAGTTATGCCAAATATTTGCGCACAGCATGTGGCATAAAAAAGGCCCGGGCCCAGCGTTCTGATAAAGGCACCAAGCGCAAGAAATATTAATGTTTACCAAGATTTGGCTCATTTGGTCTCGTGCAGTGGATCACCGTGTGGGATTAACTGATGACTGCAAGCCGGATGTGCCCACTCTCAAAGTGCGTGATGCTAATATTAGTCTTTTAATTCGTACACTCATTGTGTTGGTCAACTTCATCACATGTGGTTTCATCATTGCCAACGCCATACATCATTGGTAATATAGCAGTACAAATCCATAAATATTAACATGCACAGGGATTGTCATGTCATATATGAGGCGTACACCATGCCAGGGGTGCCTGTGGCTCCACCCATTAACAAGACATCACCCTTGGCACAATCAATTTCCAAGCCAGTAGGACCTGCAGCACCAGCCATCAAAGCAGAAGATGCAGAGAAGTCCAAGAAGACTAAAACAATCACTCTGGAAGATGTTGATACAGATCGTAAAGCTATACATGCAGCTTATGATATAGTTGAGGCAATTTATAGAACAGTAGATAACTTAGATCGTGCAACACAAGTTGTACAGGCTATAGCTTCCGTGCATCGAAACGAACGTAAACGCTTAGCGAAGAAATAATATGGCAGATGTAACAATTACAGCCCTGGATGCATTAGCTCCAGCAACCAACACATATGTGCCTATCTCCGATGGCACAACTACTGGCAAAGCAATTTATAACCCAGTGCCTGTGGGTGGCATCATCATATGGTCTGGTTCAGTTGCTTCCATACCTGCAGGGTGGGCACTGTGTAACGGTCAGACAGCCAACGGTCAGTTGACTCCCAACTTACAAGACAGATTTATTATAGGTGCAGGTAATGCATACAGCCCAAGCAATACAGGTGGTCTGTCTGCTGTGCAACTCACCATAAGTGAGATGCCTGCACACACTCATACTGCTGCCAATAGATCTTTCAACATCAGTGGCGGAGGAAGCGGACCATGGCCCATGGTCGGCGGATCACCAAATATAGGTGGCAGTATATCCCTCTTTAACACAGGTGAAGATCAAGCGCATGAAAACCGACCTCCCTACTATGCACTTGCGTACATAATGAGGACAGTCTAAATTAAGACTTAATAGCTTTGCGAGCGTTCTTTTCTTCTTGAACACCCTTGCGTGCTTCACGAGCAAACTTAATTGCTTCTTGAAGAGCTTTGCGGGCACGAGTACCCGCTGCATTGTTGCCACCAGAAAACTTTTCGTATTCGGCAGTGAAGGTTGCGACATGTTCTTGTAATGTGAGGGGATTGATGTTTGACATATGTTTATATTAACATGCTTGCATAGGAATGCAACTGGATTAAGAATAAATAATATCATGAAAGAGGACAGAAAAAAAGTCACTGCTGACGAAGTGTTGGACCTGTATGACAAGGCCAAGAAGAACACAGGCATGAAGAAAGATGAAATGATGAAGCGAGTCATTTTGCTTTCCAAGTATCTCAACGACTATATTCCTTTAAATAAAATCACTCGGTAGTACACTTACTTGTTCACGCTTGGACAATTCTTCCACAACCCTTCTGGTGTACTCTGCATCATCATTGAATCTGTAAGTATCACACACTGGACAGAAAGCATCTTTTTTTAATATCACAGATTCACAACCCACACACACTTTGTAATGTTCAATGTCTCTGAGTATTCTTTTGGCTGCAGCTTTGCGCTTTTTAATAGATTCGGAGTCAGCCACAGCATAAATATTTAGGTGAATCCAGATCATAAAGCTATAGCTGAAGCATACAATGCAGGCATCAATCATACCACTGGCAACACTGATTCATACACCTATGCTCCTCGGGAATACAGCAGTGTGCGAAGTGAAAATGAAGAGAAAGCAGATGTGTTGAAAAAGCGCATTGCTCTGGAACTCAACAACATGTCCAAGAGAGCTGCACGCGGTCTCAAAGAAGACTATGAATACATCATGATCAACATGAACACTCTGCACAAAGACATGGCCAACATATTTGATAAGGTTTGATTTTTTAAATTTTTAACATATAATGTGCACATGCCTGAGCGTGTCAATTTGTCCTGGAAGCACATTCAAGACGATTGTAAAGTGTTAGCAAATTTAATTGGACCATGTGATGCTATTGTGGCCATTGGTCGCGGTGGACTAGTTCCAAGCACCATTATTTCCCATGCACATGATGTGTCAGTTGTTAATTTTGCCATCAAATCTTATGAAGAATTTGCAGCAGGACAATTACAGATTGGCCAAATACCTGGATTAAAATTCAATTCGGAATTTAGAGACAAACGCGTTGTTGTCATTGATGATCTTTCTGACAAAGGCAAAACACTTGTAGCTGCAAGAGATTATTTTGAATCTTGTGCATTTACTAATTTTAAATTTGCCACATTGTACATAAAAAAGTCCACACAGTTTATTCCTAATTTTTATGTTAAACAATTTGACGACCACATCTGGCTTGACTTCCCTTGGGAATCCGTTAAACTAGATTAAATATTAAACCATACATTAGCGCTTTCAGGCCTGTCGCATAGCGACTCTTTTAATTTATGAAAACAAAAAACACAAAAACAAACAAGCTATTATTAATAGTCATAGGACTGATTGTAACAGCCAATCCTATAAGCATGTCGGCTTTTCAGCGCATTGAAAGGAAGCTCACAGTTGGTGACATGAAGAAAGAATTAAAATCTCTGACCCCCTCCAAAGAACAACAAGCTGCCAAGCAGATTGAAGTAAAAAAAGATGGCATAAAATACAATGGCATCTTCATTCCCAAGACTGACAGCAGTGAATACAAAGTGATCACAGTCCGATTGACTGTGTACTGGGCACGGGGTGGTGACACAGATGCTGACAGTCGCAGAATGAGAAGCTCCACAGGCTACACACTCAAACAAGGTGACTCTATTGCAGTGGATCCACGCATCATTCCTTATGACAAAGAAGTGATCATACCCAATGTGGGCCTGGTGAGAGCAGTGGACACTGGCACTGCAGTGAAGAACAAGGTTGCTTCTGGAGGCAAACTGCCTGTGATTGATGTGTTTTTTGTCAACAAGAGTGATGCCATTGACTTTGCAGACACACATCCAAACATTGTAAAGGTGGCCATTTTAAATTAAATAATTAGGTGCGATTCAAAGAGACATTTGAGAAGTTGTTGGAGGCAGCTGCGGATGTACCTCCGCCGCCTCCTGCCATTGTGCAGAAAGCACAGGCGCCTGCAACCAACATTGATGTGATTGCAGCAGCATTGATTGGTGAAGCAGGTGGTGAGGGCGAGAAAGGTATGCATGCTGTAATGAATGTTATTGTCAACAGAGCAAAAGGGTCTAATGACCTTGTCCGTGGTGCTATAAGTAATGTTTTAAAACCTAAGCAGTTTAGCTTTTTTAATAACTATAATGCAGGTAAAGAAGAAATGAATCAAATAATTCAACGTGCCTCAAAGCACTCCAACTGGAACAAAGCTCGTAGCATAGCTCTTGCAGGTTTATCCGGTAAACTTAATGATATTACAGATGGTGCAACACATTATCATGTGTCCAGTGGTCCAGGCAAAGTGAACCCCAAGTGGAGCAATCCTGCAGTAGGTGGCAAGAACCCACAAGCTGTTGTAACCAACACCATTGGACATCACACATTTCTAAAAAACGTTCGCTAACGTTTTTTCTTCTTCTTCTTCCTAGGCAATGTTACTTGCAATGTCTCCATCTTGCTAGGAAATGTGTTCTGTTGATCACCTGTTGTCATGCCTTGATCAGGACCAGTGCTGGGAGCTGTTTGCATCTGAGGCATCACATTGAACCCTTCCAGCAACTGTTTCACTGTTTGATCAAACTTCATTTATTTGCTTTTAAAATGTCAACTTCTTTTTTGAGTTCTTTTATGCTTTCTATGAGAAGAGGTATCAGTTTGATATAATTAACGGATTTGGTGCCATTCTCACGAGTAACAACTGCTTCAGGAATTATCTTCTCAACCTCTTGTGCTATTACACCATAATCTTTTCCTGTGAGTACATCATCATTCTCTATGCCTGCCCTCCATGTGAAGCTGTATCCAGCTATGCCCAGAATCTTTTGCAATGGTGATTCAATGAGTTTAATATTTTCTTTGCTGTTAATATCTGAGGGTGAATAATAAGCAATTATATCACCTGTGCATCTTAGTGTACCATTCACCTGTGATGTGCCATTGACAGTAAAATTACCAGTTACTGTGGTGGGCTTGAGCAATGCTATGGTTGTGGATGTGATTGTAAATTTAGCTTCATCCAGCTTAAACACTGGTGGCGCAGCTGCTTGATCAACTATGATGCCATTTGTGTAATTGAAGCTGGCCTCAGACAGAACCACACTGAATGGAAATGCTGTGAGCACTGAGGTTGCAGTTCTGCCCACCAATTGCCCTGGACCAACATAAATGTCTGCAGGTGAGTTGTCAACCCCAGTGCTGTTGCCTTTGACTGTGTAACCTGGAGCATTTGCAAGCCGGGTATTATCTATTCCTTTGAGCTTCACAGACACAGCAGCTGCATATGATGGCTTGAAAAGCGTGATTCCATCCACGATGCTCAAGCTTAACTGTGCATTGCCAACACCACCATTCTTAATGTTTAAATTATTATTTTCATCAAAAACAAACTGTTGATCATTGATGAGCGTGGCAAAATCATATTTAACCACATCAGTTGATAGGGGTGGAAAAGTTGAAACACTGGTCAATGAATACAATGACCGTGTGTCTCGATCATATATAATATCTCCTACTGATGCGCCTTTGTCATTGAATTTTGTTATGGTATCAAACGAAAATCCGTTTTGCCAAGTACCATACAGTGATTCTACTGATCCTAAATTTTGAATGCCAATTGGCCAACCACCTGATGTGGATCCGTCGCCAATAAACAAGCGCTTGGTATCCACACAATAACCTGGCTCGCCACTACTGAACACAATGCCAGTTAGTTCTGCTGTTCTTCTTTGAACATCTGTGCCCTGACGGATTAATATCTTTGTAATTGTATTGGCCATATTTTATATTATTTATGCATATTTTTCAATTAACAACGATAAATACTTAATATGGATAAGCTCTATTCCGCAGTTCTAGCAGGAAAAAATACAGTGAATGTGTTTGATGTTACAAAGGGTATTAAGTCTTATAGCATCAGTCTGGGTAATGTGGAAGTAGTTAATGGTCCCATAGTTACACAAAATAAAATGACTTTAGTTGTTAAGGACCAATCTGGATCTTTGCGTGGCAAAGTGTACTCGCTTCCCAAAGGTATTCTTTCTTATTCATTTCAGGTAAAATAATATGCGTAAAAAATCTGGAAATAGTACAATAAAAAAGTTACAAGATGATGTGCAGCAAGTATACAGGGTTGTTTATCAGGGCAATGGCAAGCCTTCAATTTTAACACAGCTCTCCAATCTTGAAGGCAAGCTTAAGTCGCATCATGAAAGCCTTGGCGCACAAATAGAAGATTTAGACAGTGAAATTAAAACACGCACAGGAGATTTGGTTAATTTTGTAAATGATAAGATTAAAAATATCGATAATAATTTTGAGGCTAAGATTAATAATTTAGAAAAAGAAATGGAACTCAAGTTCAAGCATATCACTGAGGTGGTTACTGAGAGATTCAATAACATTTCCACACAAATAGCAAGCGAATTTGGACGTCGCAATACAGAGGTAACTGGTACATGGAATTTTAAAACGGCGCTTACAACATCTGCACTTGCATCTGTTACATCTATTTTTATTGTATTATTGGCGGAGCTTGTCAAGCGAATAAACGGTTGATATAGATAAACAAGTTCATATAATCTGGTTATGAATTTGTTGGGCATTGACCTTGTAGAGCAACCTTTAGACATTGATTGTTTTTCTTATCTTGATGACAAGGACTATCCTTTGGTGCTTCTTGGGTTTCAACTGAAAAACCTGTACGACCAAAAGCGGCTGATCATAAAGCCAGAGTATAACCCCATTGATGTGATACACTTTGTGCCAGGTGAGTCCATTATGCCCAAGTTCTTCAGAGGCATCAAGATCGATGTTAATGCTCGCTTCAATTATCTCATTACCAAGCTTGAAGCTCTTGGCTCAAGTAAAACAGAAAATATAAATAAAGATTTCTATGTGGAGACACTTAACGAGCACAATCTTAGCTGCAACAATTGTTTTGCTTACTTGCGCAAAGGCATATATCCTATTGATAGTGAGCATTTGGATTTGTTTTCAAATACAAAATTGAATCAGTCTGATCTGTACACAAAATTACTTGACGTGCAGGAAGTTAATAGTTTTCAAGCGTTGGGGTATTTTGTTATTTATGTGTTAAGTAACAAAAATATTTACAATACAACAACAAAAAACTTTCTTCACTCTGTAGTTAAAAATTATAATTTTTAATTTTTTTTCCCGATAAGAAAGATTAAATATTTTCTCTGATAGCCATGAATACTCAAATGATGATCAAGAAGCGAAGCGGTGAATTTGAAAAATTTAATATTGAAAAAATTAACAAAGTTATTAATTGGGCCATAGACGGGATCTCTGACGTCAGTTTATCTGAGGTTGAGATCAATGCCAAGCTCAACATCACAGAGAACATAACAACACATGACATTCATCAAGTTATTATTGATTCAGCTGCTAACTTAATTTCATTAGAAAAACCAAACTATCAATATGTGGCAAGCCGATTGCTCAACTACCAGCTCAGAAAAGATGTGTGGGGTGGAAAGCATGCACCCCGGCTTATTGACGTCATCCATGCAGGTATAAAAAAGAAAGTGTATGATGATATAATTCTTGAAAAATACTCTGAAGATGAGCTAAACAAAATTGGTGAATTTATTGATCACGACAGAGACTTGACCTTTACCTATGCAGGCATAAAGCAATTGTGTGACAAGTATCTGATCAAGAATCGTGTCACTGGAACTATTTTCGAGACACCACAATTTGCTTATGCTTTGATTGCTGCATATGCATTTATTAATTACCCTAAAGATACGCGGTTGGAGTATGTACATCGGTTCTACAATGCCACATCCAAGCACAAGATAAATCTACCCACTCCCATCATGGCAGGATTGAGAACAACCTCAAAAAGTTATGCCAGCTGTTGCTTGATTGGTGTAGATGATAACAAAGAATCAATCACTGCATCAGGCACAGCAGTATCCATTGCCACTGCAAGTCGTTGTGGCATTGGCATTGATGTGTCCAAAATAAGAGCAATTGGCTCACCTGTTAACAATGGTGAAGTGGTGCACACTGGTCTTATTCCATTTTTAAAAATATTTGAAGCTTCTGTTAAAGCATGGCAGCAGAACGGACTTCGAGGTGGTTCAGCAACTACCAACATTCAGTGGTGGCATTATGAAATAAATGATGTTGTAGTTCTTAAGAACAATGCAGGCACAGATGATAACAGAGTAAGAAAATTAGACTACACAGTAGGCATGTCCAAGTTATTTTATGATAGAGTCATAAAGAATGAAGATGTGACCTTGTTCAGTCCACATGAAGTGCCACATTTGTACGAAGCATGGGGAACTTCAAGATTTAACAAAGTGTATGAAGAATGTGAAGTGGACAGAAAGATAAAGATAAAAAAGAAAATTTCTGCCAGAAAACTTTTCTCTCTCATTGTGAAAGAACGCGTTGAAACAGGCAGAATATACATTCTCAATGTGGATACTGCCAATGAGCATAGCTCCTGGTTGGATAGAGTTACCATGAGCAATCTGTGCACAGAAGTTATTCACCCCACCATACCTCTCAAAGATTATCATGACCCTGATGCAGAAATTGGCATGTGCATTCTGTCAGCTATCAACATGCTGGAGATAAAAGACTGGAAAGACCTAGAGAGGACAACTGATCTGATTGTACGCTTCTTGGAAGAAATCATTGACATACAGACATACTTCAACAAAGCTGCAGAGAACTTTGCTAAGAAAAGACGCAGCCTGGGCATTGGCATCACCAATCTTGCTGCTTTCTTTGCAAAGAATGAAGTGTCATATGATTCCAAGCAAGCATTGAATTTACTAGATGAGTACATGGAGCGTTTTCAATATTATCTGTTGAAGTCCAGTGTGAGTCTCGCAAAAGAGAGAGGCAGATGTGACAAGTACGATCGTACAAAATATGCCAAGGGCATTTTGCCTATTGACACTTACAAAAAGAATGTAGACACTGTTTGCAAGAGAAAGCTGGACCTGGATTGGGAAGCCATGCGAAAGGACATCAAAGAGCATGGTTTAAGACATTCAACACTGTCATGTTGCATGCCTTGTGAGTCGAGCTCTGTCATTCAAAGCTCCACCAATGGTGTGGAGCCGGTGCGCTCTTTGATGACATACAAGACCTCCAAGATGGGCAAACTGCCTGTGCTGGTGCCTGGCATTGGCAAGTTTGATAACAACTACGAGCTAGCATACAATTTCAAAGACAACATGGGCATCATCAATGTTAATGCAGTCATACAGAAGTACATTGACATGGCCATTTCGACCAACATGTATTACAACTACAGTCATTATGCAGACAATGTGTTACCGGATGCCAAAGTGATGAAGGAGTTGATGTATGCTTACAGCATGGGACTCATAAGCCTGTACTACAACAACACAGATGATGGTGATAAAGAACAATCCACAAACAAAGAAGCAGATTGCTCTAGTGGCGCATGTAAGTTATAATAAATATATTCATGAAATCTGTATTAAATCTAAAAAACGTAGACTACACCAAGCAGCCCTTGTTCTTTGGTGAAGACCTGAATTTGCAAAGGTATGACAGATTCAAGTATCCAGTGTTCTTTGAATTGTTCAAGAAACAAGAAGAGTTCTTTTGGTGGCCACATGAAATAGCGTTACAGAAAGACAGAAATGACTACAAAGAACTCACTACAGAAGAGCGCTTTGTTTTTGATCAGAATCTAAGATTCCAAACATTGGGTGATAGCATGCTCTCCAGGTCTATACACACGCTAAAACAACACGTTACAAATCCTGAACTAGAAATATGCATGAACACATGGGCAAGGTTTGAAGGCATTCATAGCTACAGCTATTCATACTTGCTCAACAATGTGCATCCAGATGCCACAAAGTTTTTTGACAGCATCATGGAAGACAAGGAAATTGTGAGCAGAGCTGAATTGATCAGAGACAATTATGATAAAATTCTGGGCTCTGATGAAAAGAAGGATAAGAAGGAGCAAATTTATGATTGTGTATTGTCAACAAATGTGATGGAAGGACTGGTGTTCTACGTTTCATTTGCTTGCAGCTTTTATTTTGGCTACCGTGGCAAAATGGAAGGCAATGCAAAGATCATCAAGTTCATTCAACGTGATGAAGCGTTGCATTTTGGCATCACACAAAATCTTTTGAAGATATTTCGCGAAGATGACAGGGAAGGTTTCACAACCATTGCAAAAAAGAGTGAAGACAAGGTGTATGCATTCTATGAACAAGCTGTAAAAAATGAAGTTGAATGGTCACAATACCTATTCAGCAAAGGTGCACTGCTGGGACTCAATCCAGATGTGCTTGGTGGATATGCAAAATGGCTTTGTGACAACAGATTGCGCTCTCTTGGTTATAAAAAATTGTTCAATCAAAAACAAAACCCCATCTCAGGATGGCTGGACAGCTATCTGGACAGCAGCAAGGTGCAAGTGGCTCCTCAGGAAACAGAGATCTCTGCATATAAAATTGGTGCACGCAACACCAACATCACAGAAGATACATTTGATGACATCAAACTATGATTTATTCACACACGCTCAATGATCTTACAGAAGAAGAGATTTCTATTCTGTATCTTATTGCAGGGAAAGTGTTAACGTTTGAACCCAATTTCGACATATTAAAAGCATTGCGCATACCTTTAATACTAAAGATCCTTGATGTGCTCAAGCCACAAGCGTTGGAAGAAAAAAAAGAAATATTTGACAAGCTCAAAGAAAAATTATCCGCCCAATCATAAATAAGTTCTGAAGGAGCAGTTGTATTTATACATCAGGGGTGGGTTGGTGGGAACCTGAGAGGTTACTGATGTATGTATTTTGTTGTACAAATGAATAAATATTAACATGGCACCGCTATCATCTGTTTGTGCGTTGCAGTTGGATCATACAGCTCTATTCAAAGAGTTTCATGCTGAGAGAGATGAAATACACAAACACAAATGGTGCATGTCTGAACGTGAGGGCGGTGATGTGGGGTTTGAGCGCGCTTTAATTGATTGGGTTTCTAATCACAGAATTGATTGGCGCAAGACAAGACCTGCTAGTTGACATTATTAGTTAGCGAGCTATTGCTCAGTATGGGTGCGTTTGCTGGTGGTTCAGCGTTTATGGGTGCTAATTTGCCTGAAGCCTTTTCTCTCACAGCCATGTTTGTGTCTGTGAGTGTCATTGCAGGTGCAGGGAACAGGTGACTGTGTGGTTCAAGCACAAAAGAGTCTGACTGTCTGCCAGTGCCATATAATGCTAAGGAATGATTCAGTGCAGATGCATTGTTGATTGGTATTGTTGATATGACTCCTGCGTCTGCTGAGCCCCCGCCCTGACTATATGCACCACGAATGTTGGGTGTGCCAGTACCAAACACAACAGGCGCATCAAGAGCAGGTGACGCCAAGCCAGGTGCACCCGAGCATATGCCGCCCAAAATGGGTATTGGGATTGTATTTGGTGTGGGCAGACCTGCGGGATTTGGTACGTACCCATATGCGGGGTTAAAAGTCGCGATGCAATTAATAGGAATATATCCTATATTTGATGCTTCTCCGCCTTCTGTGCTTCCTTTGATTCTGCCTATGGTTAATGTCATGTCAGTAATGCCCACAAATGCTGGTGCACCAGGCACATCAGGACTAAAATATAGACCTCCATTGGGATCTGTTGCTGCTGTAGGGGCATTGGCAAGAGGCACACCATAGCCAATAATTTTTCCAAAACCGTTTGTTTCATCAGTGGCTGCAGCACCAAAGGTCTGTGCTTGCTCTGTGGAGCTGATTTGTTTGGGCATTGTTATGTGATTGAATGTACCTTCACCTTCAACATGTAGACCGCCAGCGACTACTGCATTATTAGTAATACCAAGAGATCCTTCCACTAGGATTTGCTTCTTGTCTCTTTGCTTGAGACTCACCACATCACCAGTGATGTTGATTCTCTTGCCTCCATCAATGGTCACTTCATTTTCACTGGAAATATTAACTTGAGAACCTGCAACATTGGTCATTGCGCCGCTGATATTAACTGCGCCATATGATTTCATGTTCATGCCCCCTGCACCCACCATGCAGTTATATTTGTTGCTCACATTGAGTGTATAGTTGCCAGCTGGTTGATCTGTAACTTGCACCATTTCAACTAACGGTGTTGGTGTGCGGTTATAAAATGTGCCATATTTACCCACTTGCACATCAGACACATACATTTTACCTTTGGGATCAACACGAACAGCACCATAATCGTTCATGGCAGATCCAATATTTTCAACTTTGTGTTTGGTTATATCAACAATTTCACTGCCACCTATGCCCATTTTCTTCTCTATATCAGCCAATTCACATATTTTTTGTTGCAACAGTCTTTCAAAATTTTCTTTTTTAGGTTCCTTTGTCCAACGGCCACCCTGTGAGCTGGGGCTCAATCCTGTGCCATTGCAAGCTGGACATGTTTTACCAAAAATCATTCCAGGTCTATTAGTTCCTGTACTGCCATCAACTGATCCTCCTAATCCATCCACAGGAGAAACATTTATGGGGGTTCCAAGATTGCCTAGATTGGGTACACTCATGGTCTTTCCAACACTCGGAATCATTGTTTTTCCAAAGACAAAATCACCTCTGGAGTTGGCTACTGACCTGTTTGTTCTATTGACATATGATTTGTTATAAGATGTATTAACAGCAAAATATTTGTTTGTATCTTTATTGCACACAGGGCACTTGTCTGCAGAGCCGCTTCTGGATTGACCGGCTGCTGTGAAGCTCGTGCCGCCGGTCCCTGTGTATCCACCAGAACGTTGTATGTCAAAAAGCTGTTTTGTATCTGCTAGCTCTCTGGCTGTCTCTCTCCATTGCTTGTAGAGTTCTTTGTTTAAATTACCCACTTTTCGATAGTGATCGCCCTTCACAACACTGTCATAATCAAACTGTGTGAATTCGTTTCTTGTGCCTCTCACCGTAAGAAACGAATCACCCAACACAAGCTTTTGATCATTGTTGGTTGCCAGCTCAATTGTTGTGTGGTTATTAAATTCTTTAAAAGAGCCTGAATAGTGGGTGAGCTTGAGCATTTCTCTGTTGTCAGTGTTTACTATGGCAATTGTGCCTCCTTTTTGATTCAGAACATATTTGTTGCGATAGGTGTCTGCATTGATGTCATACTCCACTTTATTACCTGATAAAGCTGCATTCTCATATGCACCTGGATAATCCAGTCCCTCATCTGGGGTGGCTGACAGTTGTGTGCCTTCTGTGTTGGCTATGCCGAATATGCTTCCCCAATCATCTGAACCATATGAGGTGCCAAATATGACAGGTTTGAGTGCATCTCCATTGTTAAAGAACACCCACACATGAGCTCCAACGTTTAATATTGGAAATGCACCTTTGGCACAATTGCTGTAACACTCTGGAGTGTAGTTGTAGGTAAATACATTTACATTGTTGGTATTGTTTTCTGCTGGATCAGCAAAAGCATCTTTGAGCTTGTAGTAAGATACATCATATATAAAACCTGGTTTTTCACCAATGTTATCCAAATTTTGACTGTATTCATTTGTCTTTGAGTAATCAATTTCACAATTATCTGCATTTGTGAATGTTTGCCTCACATCACTGCTGTCACTGATGGTGCCAATGTTAAAATGTGCATTGTATCTGCCGCTGCCACTCTCTCCAGCAAGAGGAGCTGCAATTTCAGCCCATGGGAGTATTTTTTTCAACTCATCAATAATGTCTGACAGATCACTGTACACATTTTTGCCTAAAAATTTAAAGCATTTGTCTTTGCCTGTTTCAACCCACTTGTTGTACACAGTGGGTGATATGTGCGGTACAAACACCTTGACACGGCCTCTCTTGAGTGGATCATTATTCTGTACCACTATGCCCAGATAATTACCGTAATATTTTGGATAATTCATGTTGATCTATATGTTATTTACATTTATAATGGGGATATGCTAATGAAAGTATCACACGAGTCCCCTATATCCATACTTGATCATTCCAAAGAATATAACGATTTCGATTACTGCTTGGTGCATCTTCTGGATCAATACCCTGCATACAATGAGTTTTTTAAGTCTTCCAGGGCAATCTACAACAGAGAGGTGTTGCTTGATAATTCCATTTTTGAATTGGGCAAAGCGTTTGATAGTAGAGAGTTCTGGGTAAAAACTAAGCAGATTGAGCCTAATATGTTCATTGTGCCAGATGTATTAGAAGATGCGCAGGGTACCATGCAAAGCTTTAAGGCTTTTGCAAATTATACAATGGACATCAAAGAAAGGTTTTCAACAAAAGCCATAGGAGCCGTGCAAGGCAAGAATTGGCATGAACTCAAGGAGTGCTACAAATTCATGTCTGATAATGCAGACATGATTGCCATCAGCTTTGATTTTAGTTATTATCATATCACAGGAGAGGGTAGCAACCCGCTGGAGAGATGGTGCACCGGCCGACAACGGTTTATCGCCGATCTTATAAATGCCGGAGCATGGAATTGGAGCAAGCCTCATCATTTGCTTGGATGCTCCTTGGCCAAGGAGTTTAGGTATTATGTGGATAGAGATGTTTGCAACATTGTTAGTTGTGATACCAGTAATCCCGTTGTTGCTGCCATACATGGATTGAAGTATGATGCTGACTATGGACTGGATAATAAACCATCAACAAAATTAGCTGATCTTATTACACATAATTTTACAGATGATCAGCTTGAACTGGTAAAGTATAATACTACAATGTTTAAGAAAATTATTCGTAGATGAGACCTTGGGTGACATTTTTCTCTCAAACTGGCACAGAGATTTATGATCTGAGTAATGCACTTGGTGTGTATCCTGATTGTGTTGTGCACAACAAACACAACAATGATGGTGTTAACCAAAAGCTTGTTGAGTTGACTACATTCAGAGCAACTAAACTCAACATGATGCATTGCTGGCAACACTTGCCATCCAAGCCAAGTGTAGCAAACTATGAGAGTATTCTATCCAGATATGACAACCCAATTGTAACATTGCATGGCTACCTGAGAATTATTCCTGAACAAATATGTGAAAAATATGAAATCTACAATTTGCATCCAGGGCTCATTGACAAATTCCCTTCATTGAAGGGGTTTAATCCACAACAGAGAGCTTTTACAGAAGGATATGATGTGGCTGGATGTGTTATTCACAGAGTTACACCAGGGGTGGATGAAGGAGAGATACTCATGAGCCAAGGCACGGATATAAAAAATAAAACGTTAAATGAAGTGTGCAGTGCTCTGCGTGTCACAGCATTGGATCTTTGGAAGAGCTTCTTCACTGCGTTTAGAATTCTTGAACAGTAACATGGACATGTCTCTACACTATGAGAATATTTTTCTCAAGCCAAATTTTAACTCTGTTCAAACCAGAGCAGAGATTGATACTGATGTAATGTTTTGTGGCAAGCGCTTCAAGTTACCTGTAGTGCCAGCCAACATGAGATGCTGCATTGATTTTGATATTTGCAAAATGCTGGATCTCAACGATTATTTTTATATCATGCATCGTTTTGATGTTGACATTATTAAGTTTGTCGAAGATGCAAATAACAGAGCTTGGTTGGGCGATCTTAAGACCATTTCCATCAGCGTTGGCATACAATCCAAGGATGCTATTATTATTACTGAGTTGGCTAACAGACATCTTCGTGTAGATTTTATTACCATAGATGTGGCTCATGGTCATCATTCCAAGGTTGCAGATCAGATCAAACACATCAAGCAAACCCTGCCAGATACAAAAATCATTGCTGGTAATGTTGCTACTTTTCAGGGCGTTGAATACTTGCACAGCATGGGTGCAGATGCTGTGAAGGTTGGAATTGGTGGAGGGTTTGCTTGTACTACAAAAGATAAAACAGGGTTCACATATCCTATGTTTAGCTGCATCATGGAGTGTACCAAGGACAGGGACATGCCCATCATTGCAGATGGTGGTGTGCGCTGCAATGGTGATATTGCAAAGGCTCTTGTTGCAGGCGCCACCATGGTGATGTGTGGATCCATATTTGCTGCATGTTCAGATAGCCCTGCACCTCTTGTAAAAGATGCTAATGGCAGACGCTACAAACAGTACTTTGGATCAGCCAGTGCACACAATAAGATTGAAAAAAAGAATATTGAAGGTACAATGAAGCTCATGGACACAGACGCTTTTACATATCTAGAAAAACTAGAAGAAATAGAGCAAGACTTGCAGAGTGCCATTAGTTATGCAGGTGGTTGCAATCTGGGTGCTTTGAATTTAAATAAAGTATCTCATGGGGTGCGATTGTGAATAAAGATGATGCCATCAAATACGTGGAAAAAAATTTCCCAGAGACATGCAAAGAGTTTCAGAAAATACAGATCGAATTATATGAAACGTTTTGCAGGAAGCAGTTTGACTATGGCCCAGGAAATATTTCTCTTGGCTCAGATTTAGTGAAGCAGGAAGATATATTTGCTGCCATATCTGCCATTGTGGTGCGTCTCAATGACAAGATTCAACGGCTAATTAA